TCGTAAAAGTCGCGGTAGATTCCCGTCTCCTGCGCCTTCCCCTTCGCCATCCATAGCGCGCTCGTGCGCCTTCCGAGCCCGGCGACCGCCTCGGCCATTGCCTGCGTTGCGCCGCCCTCGATGGCCTCGCAGAACCTCGCCTGAGTGTCTGCGGTCAGTAGTGTCGGGCGGCCCTGCATTAGTCCTCTTGCGCATCCACACGCACACTTTAGCGCACGAGGGTCACAGCCGCATCGGCATCACGAGGCACAGAGAGTCGTTGCACCCGTGCTCTCTAATCACGCAAGGGCTGAGCGCGTCGACGAGCGCGAGGTCCACGCGCTCGGAGGTCATCACCGCCAGCGCCTCGCGGACGTACTTCGCATTGAACCCGACGGACATCTCCGCGCCGTCGTATCCGACGTCCATCTCGTCGCGTGAACTGCCCGATTGGGGGTCGTCGCTGGTCATCACCATGCGGCCCGCGCTCAGGTCAATTCGCACGCCGTGAGTCCGATCGCTCGCCATTATTCCGATCCGCTTGAGCGCAGCCATGAGAGGGGTCCGCTCAATCACGACTACTCGCGGGGTGGACTTCGGGATGACCTGCGCGTAGTCGGGGAACGCCGCGTCGATGAGCCGCACGAAGAGGTGCTGGTCGCCGTCACTCACTGCGAGTTGGTTGTTTGCGAACCCGAGCGCCACGTCGGGCCCGGCATCGTCGAGCATCTTCCGCATCTCGGCCGCGCCCTTGTTCGGGATGATGACCCCATCGCGCTTGTGGACATCACCGCCCCGCGCGATGTTGCGCTCGCACTGGCTGAGCCTGTGGCCGTCGGTCGTCACCGTCCGCGCGACGCCTTCGCCGACGCACTCGAAGAACACGCCGCAGATGTTCGGACGTGAGTCTTCTGTCGACGCGGAGAACGCCGTCCGGTCGAGCAGCGCCTTGAGCGCGTCGCTGTCGACCGGCGACAACTCGACGCCGCTCACGTCTGCGATCTCGGGGTAGTCGTCGCCAGACGTCCCGTTGATCAGAAACTTGCTGTTTTTGCTCGTGACCGCGACCTGCCAATCTGCGTTGACCGACACGTCGACTTGCTCGCCCGGCATGCTGCGCACCACGTCGAACAGTCGCCGAGCTTCCACGGTGAAGCGGCCGCCTTCGGAAATCACAGCCTCGACCGTTCCGTCTCGGGTGACGTCGAGGTCTGTGGCCGCGACGCGGAGGCGGCCATCGGCCTCGCCTTCGATCATCACGTTGGCGAGCGAGGCCATCGCGGTCTTCTTTGCGACGCCTTGGACGCGGCCGAGGGCCGCCGAGAACGCGGCCCGACTTGCTGAGAACTTCATGAGAACATCCCGAACAGGCTAGTCTGAGCCGTGGCAGCGGAGAGATTGAGGGCCGACTGCTCGAAGTAGGACGGCTTGAGTTCGACGCCGATGAACTTGCGCCCGGCCTTGAGCGCGCCGACGCCTTCCGAGCCGATGCCGCTGAACGGACTCAACACCACGTCACCGACATTGGACCAAAGCGCAAGGGCGCGCTCGATGAGGTCGAGTTGCAGCGGGCACATGTGCTTTTCGTCGTTCGGGTCGCGGGCCGCGCGGACGTTCAGGACGTCCGTCTGCCGGATGTCCATCCACACGGGCGAGGCCCACTCCTGCCACTGGTCGAGCGGGAACCCGCTGCGGGTGTGGCTGACGGGCTCGACGATGGCCTCCGACTCTTCGGTCGACCACTTGCGGAAGATTAGCAGGTACTCGGCCATCCCCTGCCGGCTGAACGTCGAGTCCTTGCGTAGCTGCTTGTAGAGCAGGCCGTGCGCCTTCGTGCGCTGCATCTCGACGACGGGGTCTTTCCAGATCGTGACGCGCGAGTGGTACGCAAATCCGGCCTCGCGGTGCGCGCGGATCAATTCACCGCTGAAGTCGCGGAATCCGGCCATCCCGTCGGCGCTGGATCCCTTGTAGGACACCAAGTCCTTGCAGTGAACGGCGACCAGTCGCCCCGGCATCATCACGCGGTGCAACTCGGCGACGAGAAATCCGTAGTGCTCCATGAACTCGGCGTCGTCGGCGCAGTTGCCCATGTCACGCATCGAATCGGAGTAGGTGTAGAGGTTTGAGAACGGAGGCGAGTAGACGGACATCCCGACGCTGTTCGACGGCAACTGCCGGACCACGTCGACGCAGTCGCCGTTGTAGACGGTCCAGTCGTCTCCGCTTTTGTGGTCGTCGCAAATGATTGAGTCGGTCAAAGGACACTCCTTAAGAAGCTGGGCAATGGCGCTCTGTGGCGCGGTGTGTAGTCTCTTGCCAATGAGTCCTGGCGAATTGCTGCGCGCGCGCTGGCGAACATCGCTGACTTCATCTCTTCGTGGCTTTCGGCCTTCCGGTTCATCACGCCGAAGATTTCGATTTCAGTTGATGCCATCACGACGTGGCAGTCCACGGTCCGCAATTGGCCGAACCTCCAGCACCGCCGGACGGCCTGATAGAACTGCTCGTAGCTGAACGTCGGACCGACGAAGACCATGCGCGCGCATACCTGCCAGTTCATGCCGAACCCGGCGATCTTCGCTTTCGTAATCAGGGTCTGAATCTCGCCGTTGGCGAATCCAAGGAGGCTGCTCGACTTGAGCTCGTCAGAGTCGGACCCGCGAATCTCGACCGCGCGCGGCAAAACTGCACGCAGAGCGTCCGCTTCGTAGTTCGTCTCGCACCAGATGAGCCACTGCTCGGTCGGCTCATTCAGCACGAGCTCGGCGACACGAGCAGCGCGGAGCGGTGCGGTCCGACGCTTCTCCTTGTGAACCTGGGTCGCGTTCAGCGACGTCGACCGGAACAGTTGATCGCCCGCGCCGTCTACGATGTCGACGTCCACGATGCTGCGCTTGATTTCCAGCGCGGGCAAAACGAAGTCGCCGTCTTCGTATCCGAGGTCGGAAGGCTTGCCGATGCACGCCGACCAACTCGACACCCACTGCCAGTAGGACTGGATGCCGTGGCGCTTGAGCCGGTAGACGCCGAAAGTCGAGGTGTCCGGCAGAAACCACCGAGCGATCATCTCGTGCGAGTCGAGCACTCCAAGGAACTCGGCATGGTTGCCAAGCTCCAAGTAGTCGTTCGGGGCCGGTGTCGCGGTGCAGCACAGCCGCCACCGATGGCCGCTGAATGCCTCAATGATGCGCCGCTTCGTCTTGCCCATGTAGGACTTGAGGATTGAGGACTCGTCGAGCACGACGCCGGTGAAGTCGCCGGGTGTGAAGTAGTGCAACCGCTCGTAGTTCGTGACCACGACGCGCGCCTTCGACTCGCCATCACGACACTGAGAGACGACGGCCTCGCCGTAGCCCATCGCGCGGGCCTCCGCGATCGTCTGCGCGCCGACCGCCAGGGGCGCAAGAATGAGCACGCGGCCCGGCACATGGTACGCCCACTCGAGCTGCATCCGGGTTTTGCCCATGCCGCAATCTGCGAAGATTGCGGCGCGGCCGAGCCGCAGTGCCCACTCGACGATGTCCCTCTGAAATGGGAACAGCGAAGGATGCAGCGCGGGGACGTCCGCAAGCCCGACCTTCGCGACGTCGGCCCGCTTCCTGTCGCAGAAATCAACATAGCTAGGCATCAATCCACCTTTGGAATTAGGGTGACGACCATTCGCCACCCGAGCCCGGACCTTAGCGCGCTCCGCTAAGGTCCGCAATAGCCAATCATTATATCAGCGTTGTCTTCTCTGCCCGCAGTCGCGCGCGCTCAGACGCCCTCGGAACCCGGTCGTTGATGTAGACCCTGCCGCCCATGCTCTGCGGCAGGAAGGCGGCCCCGTACCGCTGGATGTCGACGTCGAGCCGGGCGATAACGTGAGACGGGCGCGGCGGGTCTGCCGGGTCGAACAGGTCGCCGCTGCCCATCGGGTCAGGCCGACAGCGCGGCAGCCTCTCGATGTCGCCGAGGCTGATGCTCGTGCTCACCGCGCACGCCAGTAGACGTCGGCGTGATGGTCGCGGCCTGTGCCCGTGCGCTGGTCGCGCCAGTCGTACTCACCGAGGGTCCCGATTTGGCTCGGCTGCTTGAGCCCGGCCGGAATGGACGAGTCGCCGCTGAATTTGTAGTAGAGCGCGGTCCCGTTGCCGGGTGTCCCGCTGTAGGGGTGGAACTTGACCACGATCTCGTCAGCCGCCTCGACGGTGACCGTCCACGTCCCGCCCGCGCAGGGGAACGACCGCGACCCCGGCGTGAACTGGCATTGCAACACGACCCCGTTGACCGTCAGCGCCGCGCCTGCGGGCTCGTTCTGCCAGTAGACGTTCAGCGCGAGGATGGGCTTGTTGTCGTCGTTGCGGACCACGCCGAGCGCGCGATTGACGTACCACGGCGAGGCGCACACGCCGCCGTCAGCCTGCGCGCACGGCATCGGCACGTCAGAGTCGGTGTCGCACATCGTCGCGCCGCCGAGCGGCAAGCAGAGCACAAGCAGCACCCCGACCAGAAAGGACCTCATCATCATCTCCCCAGCGGGCTCGCCCGCGTGTCAATCGAACAGGTCGGGCGTCACGACCTCGGGCACGCCCGCCAGCCGCAGCGCCTCGTCGACATTGCGGCGCAGGCTCGGGTCGAGTCGAAATCCCTCGCCGAGCAACCAGACGCGGGCGTGCTCACCATGCGCGGCGAGCAGGTCTGCCGCGAGCTTGAGGTGTCGCCACCGAGGCGACGAGCATACACGGCCGGAAAACCCCGTGGGAGCTCGCTTTTGCCGGCATGTGTAACTTTGGGTTGCACATACGAACGGGTGTCCGTATAAGCAGAGGTGCCCCGTCAGGTGGGGCGACTGGAGTCTGAACATGCCCTGGCCTGCCATCTTCCCAACCCACCTCAAGCGCGCCGACCGCTTGATCGCCCAGCACGCCGCCGACGACGTGCGCGCCACCGCCCGCCGCCGCCGCGAGAAGATGCACGGCCGGACCTACGCGGCCATGACCTCGGAGGCTCGCGCCATCCTGCGCGCCGCCGTGGTCCTCGACCCCGACGACGACTTCAACCTCCGCGCCGACCTCCGCGCCGTCGCCACCTGCTCGAACCGCGCCCGATAGGAGCTCCCGATGTCCACCGCCCCCCTTCACCCCTCCATGAGCGCCGCGGCCCTCTGCGGCTACTGCGGGAGCCGCCAGATCGGCGTCGAGCGGAAGAACCGCCGCGAGGCCGTCTGCTGCGCCTTCTGCGGCATCCGGGGCCCCTGGGCCGAGCCCGGCGACGGGACCTGGGCCGGCGCCCGCGAGGCCATCGCCGCGTGGAACCTCGCCGGGGCCGCGAAGGCCCTCGACGGCGAGCCCGCCCCCCGCGCCCAGGTCGTCTACGCCGCCCGCGCGTGCTGCGGCCAGCCCGTCAACGTGGCGGCCGAAACCGGCGGCTACGCCGTGACCTGCGGCTGCGGCGTCTCGGGCGATGTCCTCCCCTCGGCCGCGGCCGCGGTCCATGCGTGGCACGCCGCGCCCCGCTTCTGCGCGGAGGGCTTCGGCGAAGACCTCGACGAAGACCGCGCCGCCGACCCCGGCGGTAGCGTCTGCACATGGACGGTGGCCGAAGGGCGCACCACCTACGACGGCACCGTCGAGGCCCTCCCGGCCGGCGCCTTCTGCGTCGACTGGTTCCCCGCCGACGTGACCGACGCCCCCACCCTCGCCGTGATCACCGACGCCCAGGTCCTCGCCCTTCGCGCGGAGGCCGTCGCGGCCGGCGACGACGCCATGCTTCGCGCCTGCGATGCGGCCTTGTTCGGAAGCGAGCCCGCCCTCGCCACCTGCGCGGAGGCCATGGCGGCGGCCGCCGCCATGAACGACGACCCCGACCCCCAGGAGCCCCACGCATGAACCTCTCCGACTTCCCCGCCATCGCCCGAGATCTCGCCCACCTGGGCGGGTCGCTCGTGGTGCAGGTGGACGCCGGCGCCTACCGCGTCACCATCGCGGCCGAGAGCGGGCACCTTCTCCCGCGGGCCCCCCGGCCCGAGCCCGAGGTCACCGCGGCCGGCCTGGCCGTGGCCCTGCGCGAGCTCGACAAGCTCGCCGGCGATCTGTTCCGGTGCGAGGTCCGCGAGGCCTTCGCCAAGCGCGCGAACCTCGACGCGATGGGCGGGAGCGCGAACACCGACGAGTTCGTCCGCCTGGAGCTCGGCATCCCGGCCGGTGAGCTCACGGCCGACGACTGGCACGCCGGCGCCGAGGCCTACCGCGACGCGAACCTCGCCGCCATCGGGGGGCAGGAATGAGCCGCACACCCCAGGCCCTCGGGGCCCTCGACCTGTTCGTCCAGTCCGGCGGTGACGCCACCTGGGAGGGCGTCGTCAGCGCCGCGCTCACCTTGGGCGCCATGAGCCCCGGCACCATCGACCGGCCGGGCGTCGCGCTGGAGTGCGTGTCCGCTGGCGGCGACCTCGCCGCCGACGCCGACGAGTTCCACCGCGTGCGCTTCGCGACCTTCTCCGACGGCTCGGAGCTCCGCGCCCGCGGTCAATTCGTGCAGGAGGTCACCGCCCGGTGGTTCTGCCCCACCTCGGGCGGCTTCATGGGCGAGCGCCGAGCACGGCTGGTGACGCTCACGCCGTCGTCGCGCGCCTGGATCAGCCCCGACCCCGACGACCTCGCCCGAGGGGTGCCCCATCGGCTCCCCCTCGAAGCCGCGGAGGTGCTCGCCATCCTGATCCGCACCGGCGCCGTCTCGGCCGCCGCCGTGGCCGCCGCCCGCCAGCGGGTCGGGTGCGACCGCTGCGAGAGCACCGGGTGGGTCCCCTGCGACGACGGCCCGACGTTCCCGGCGGACGAGCCCTGCCCCAAGTGCGGGGGGGTGCTGTGAGCGTCTACACCGCGATCCTCCACAACCTGCGCCACGGGCGCTCGCTCGGGCTCATGGAGCCCACCACCGGCAAGCCACGGGCCGCCCACCTGGCCGACTTCCTGCGCAGCCTGGGGACGGTCCTGCGACGTGGCGACGACCTCGAAGCGCACAACGTGTGCTTGGCCCTCGACGAAGCCGCGAACCTCTGCGACGTGAACGCGGCACAGTGGACGGTCGCGGCCGGCGTGGCGCGCGACGCGGCGCCGGGCCTCACCGTCACCCCTTGGACCGTGCCCGGCGGCCGGTGGGTGCCCTCGGCGGCCTTCGTCCGGTTCAATTCGATTGACCTCGCCCGGCTGGACGACGGCGCGGGCCTCAACCCCTGGACCGTGAGCGTCGGGGGGATCGTCGTGGCCGAGGGCCGCGTCAAGGGCGGGCGGGCCTCGGCTCGGGTCGAGGCGACCCGCGCCGCGCGCCTGTTCTTCTCGGGCGCGGCCGCCAAACTCGGCGCCCTGGACACTGCAAAGGAGACCTGCTCGTGAGTTTCAAATCCGACCTTGACCGCTACCTCACCGAGCCCCCCGAGCCACGCTGCGGCGTGTGCGGGACCTCGGGCGCGTGCGACCACGAGGTCCCCGAGCACGACTGTTGGGCCTGCGGCCACCCCGGCGACGGGGGATGGGTGCCGGGCCCCAACGGGCCCGCGCACGTCGTCTGCTCGTCCTGCGACGCCGACGCCCACCCCTCCCCCGAGACGCTCGGGCGCATCCTCGACAACCTCCGCACCATCGACCCCGCCGGCCACTCACAGTGGGCCGCCGGCGGCCCCTTCGGCATCATCCCGGCCCACGCGGCCGAGGACCACGCCGCGGCGTGGTGGACGGACGGCAACGCGGCGCGCACGGCTGAGCAGGCCGTCGCGGCGCTCTACGACGTGGGCGGGAGCCCCGAGAGCCCCGCGGCCGTGTGGGTGCTCGGGACCGACTCGACCATGCGCAAGACCTGGGTCGGCTTGGATCTGGGCGAGGCCCTTCGGACTGCTCGCGGCACTCCCGGCCTGGCCGTCGTGGTCTACGCCGGGCGCATGTGGCGTTTCGACGAGTGCGGCATCGTCACCGACGACGGCGCCCAGCCCGAGGGCCTGGGCGGGATCTGCGGCGCGTGCTCGAAGCCCTCAACGGGCGCGTGCGCGTCCTGCCGCCGAGCTCACGCCGCGGGGTCGGGGTCGTGAGTTCGGGGCCCGACCTGCCCGACCTGCCCGACCTGCTCGACCTCGCCGCGGCGCGCATCATCCTCGCGACGGCGCCGCCGGCGCACCTGGCCGCCGACGTGGCGGCCTACCTCGTTTCCACCGGGGAGGTGCAGGCCGTCGCCGGCGACACCACCCACGAGCCCCACGAGGACACCTGGGCGGCGGCCTTCGACGAGCTTCTCCCCGTGCTCGATATCCTCGACACGCGCATACTGGCCGGCTCGACCGTGGGGCGCTCTCAGACGCCCGTTCCCGTCGCCGCGGCCGGCCTCGCCCTGGCCGTCTCCCGAATGTTCATCAAACTTCGGGGCCTGCGGGCGCGCTTCCCCGAGGGCGAAGCGCGAGACCTGGCCGACCGGATCATCGCCAGCCGCGCCCGCGAGGCGCGCGCCGCCGGCTACCGCGTGGAGCTCCCCGCGCCCGGCGAGCGCGGCATGGTCGAGGTGTGGCTATGACCGCGCCCAGCGTCGACCGGCTGCGCCGATTGCAGGCACTCGCGGAGGGCGGCGAGGGCGGCGAGCGCGACAACGCACGGCGCATCCTCGGGCGCCTACTGGAGCGGCACCCGCACCTTGAGCGCGAGCTCGCCGCGGGCCCGCCCGACGTGGACGTTCTCGTCCCGTGTACCACCCCAACCGACTTGATCGTGCTGGGATACCTCACCCTCGCGCTGGGCTGCACCGTCCTCGTGTACGTCCGCGGCAAGGGGTCGCGCTCCACGCGGATCATTCGAGGGCCCGGCCCGATGGCGAAGATCGCCGCCGAGCTCTACGCCGACGAGCGGCCGAAGGTGGCCGAGGTGGCGCGCATGGCCGCGCACGGCTACGCGATAGGGCGCTTCGGGATGCCCGACATAGAGCCCGAGCCCGGCGGGGATTCCCGGTCGAGCGCGGCCGGCATGGCCGCCGCGGTGGCCGCTGCCCAGGCCACCGAGCGGCGCCCCGTCCACCTCCAACTTGAGGACACACCATGACGGCACCCGTACCCTGCGCCGACTGCGGCACCCCCGCGGAGCTCCACGTCGCGTACAGGCCCGACGGGGCCGAGGTCTTCGTCTGCACCGAGTGTCTCCACCGCGCGTACAGCCCCGATGGGCACGAGGTCACCGGGCCCGTTCTGGCGCGGCGGCTGGCCCTGCGCCTGGCCGTGCTCGACGAGTACGGGCGAGGCCCGCCCGGCCTCGCGGCACCGGCCGACCGCGAGGGCCTGGCGGGCCTCCTGGGGATCACCGCCGGGAACCTCGCCGCGCGCCTCTCGCGCGCGGCGAAGCACCCCCCTCGGGCCTGGGGCCGCAACGGGTCGCCCTTGAGCCTGGAGAGCCTCGAAGGTGCTTTGCGGCTCCCCGCTGGCGCCCTGGCCGGCCGGGGCGGCCCCGCCGCGCTGCTCAGGTGCCCGCGCTGTGAGGGGGCGCCGTTGGCGCCCCCATGCCCAGCCTGCGGGGTGGACCCCAGATGGCTCTAAGCCTACAGGTCGAGCAGGTCGCGCAACATCGCTCGGGCGACTCCTGGGGAGTCCTGATAGACCACCTGCGCGATGGCCGGGTCTACCGAGCTCAGGTCGTAGGGTTCCCGCTGTAGCGCGTTCCACGCCGCGACGTGTTCGCCCCGGTCGGCTGGCCAGGAGGCCGCGGCCTCCTTCACCCCGTCGAGCCCCTCCCCGTGAACCATCGCCGCGTGTCGCCAGCGCACCCCGTCGGGGTTCAGCCGTGCCGGCCTGGCGAGCACCAGCCGCTCGTGCTCGGCCAGCCGGTCGGCCTCCGCCATCCCCGCGAGGACGCCTTCGGCCCCCGGCCCTTCCTCGGCGGCGAGCTCGGCCGCCTCGACTGCGGCGTGCATCCCGATAGTGGCCTCGGCGCCTTCGTCCTCCGCGTCCGACCGGAAGCCCCACGCGATGCCCTCGCGGATCGCCTGATCGGTGATCCAAAGCGCCATGACCGCATCGTCGTGGTTCCCGATGCCCTGAACCTTCCCGTCTACAAACCCGAAGTCGCGGAGCTCCGCGAATAGTACGTCCGTCTGCGCAAGGCTGTACTCATCGCCGCGCGGGAACCTGTATTTGCCGTTCTCGATGAGCGGCCGCAGGGACGGCACGCCCTTTCGTAGCGAGTGCTTCTCTACGCCGGTCGTGTACTGGCGGACGGGCAAGTCGGTGCCCTCAGAGAGCCCCTGGGCCACCACCGCTTGCCATTGGTTGCCCTCGACGAAGACGAGCTCGGCGCCGTACCGCCGGTGGGCGTCGATGATGGCCGACAACTGCGCCGAGTAGCTGGCGCCGTGCAGCCGGATCAGGTCGACAAGGTGCCGGTTCTGCGACGAGTCCACGCCCACCACGACGATCACCGTGTAGTCGGCGCCCACCTCGGCCGAGATCGCCAGGTCGACGCCGATGAACACCGCCCAGCCGGCCGCGGCCAGGTCGGCGCGCGACGGCCGAAGCACCGCTTCATGGTTGAGCGTGTCCCCGTGCCGGTGCAGGAGCGACGGGGGAAAAAGCGAGGTCTCATCCGAGACCGGCCGAAGCTCGATCTCCTGCGAGTACGCGAGGGCGTTGCTCTCGCGCTCGCGCCGGTGCCATGCGTGCCCGCGCAGGGCCGGCCACAGGTAGCGGCTCTCGCCCGTTGTCGGGTCCAGCCAATGCCCAGGATAGGGACGCTGGAACCAGTCGCCAGGCCGGCGCCCTCGCCGCTCGGCTTGGACGTGCAGCCGGCGCAGATCGGCGTGTAGATCGTCGCCGTGCATCGGCGTGCCGATCACGACCATTTGAGCCCCGCGCGCGGGGAGTAGCATCTTGCCGATGGCGCGGTGCAGGAAGGCTTTGGACTTCTCCCGTTCTACGGCGCTGTACTGGCTGTTGTCTTTGATGGGGTCGTCGACAACGATCCACTGAACGTGGCGCCCGCGAAAGCTTTTGCCGAAGGTCTTAGCCTCGAACAGTGACCCGTTCGTGAACCAGATCCGCTCGGTCGTCCACGTCCGCTCCCATGTGGGCGGCACGATGTCTGCGAGGATCGGCAAGCTCGCTGCGGGGGGCATTCGCCATTCGCGCCCGGTGCCGTCCACGAAGGCCTTGCCGTCCTTCATGATCCGCATGAGCTCGGCCACCTGCCCCTCGGTGTTCGAGATCAGGAGGCCGCGGGTGTTCGGCTCGCGCCACGCGCGCCAGAGGGGGTATGCGTAGCTCCAGAAGGCGGACTTCCCATGCCCACGGGCCGCGAGTAGGGCGAGGTGGGAGTGCTCCGTCAGGAGCTCGGACCACTCGACGTGGTGCGGGCCGACCTCCATCCCGGCCGCGTGTCGCATCCAGTAGGCGAGTGAGTCGCGGAGCAGTTGCGGGTGACGCCGCGCGAGGTAGGCGCGCGTCGGGTCGTCGTCGGGCGCGGGCCCGGTGAGCGTCAGGGTGGCCAGCGCCGCGAGTTCGTCGGGCTGGAGCTCGTCGTCGGGCTGGAGCTCGGCCGCGGAGGCCGCCACGTCGGGCCAGGTGAGCGGGAGGCGCGCGAGGCCGTCGCCGCACTCCACGGCCCCGAGGGCCAGCGCGAAGGCCGCACCGGCCACCACCAGCGCGCGGGCCCAGCCCCGCAACACTTGGCGGACCTTCACCCCTTCACCGCCACAAGGCGCGGCCGGCCGGCCCGGCTCGTCGCCGTCTGGATCTTCACGGCCAGCGGGACGCCGCACTCCACGCACCGCCAGGGGGAGGGGGCGAGCACCTCGGGGAGCGGGACGAAGGTGTCCACCGAACATGCGGGGCAGTCGACCCGCACGCGCACGGTCTCCAGCCCCTCGGGAGGGGGCACGCGCCGGTGGCGGACACCGGGCACGGGCTCGCCCTTCACGAAGGCCGACGCCGCGTAGGCCAGCCGCTCAGGCCAGCCGCGGCCGGCGCCCAGCGGCCCGACCACGACGCGGCACAGGTGGATAGCCCCCGAGGTCAGCACGGGCCAGCACACCGCCACCGTGCGCCGCGCGGGGAACGGTTGAACGGTGGTCTCCCCCGCCTCGAAGCGGCCGTCTACCTCGGTCCAGCCGCGAGCGGGGAGGTTGGCGCGCAGGGCTGCGGCCAGGCGGTCGGCTGCGGCTTGTTTCGTCACGGGGCCACCTCCACCAGCGCCCGACCGAGATCGGTCGGCTCGTAGAGCTCGCCGCACCGAAGCAGGAGGCCGCGCCGGTGGAGCTCACCCGCAACGCGGGTCGGGATCTTGTCGCCCGCCCGCCCCTCCCGGCCGGCCATCCGAGGCCCGACCTTCACCAGCCACCGGAGCACCTCGAAGGATGCCGCGGGGACGGGCCCGCGCACGCCCCTGGAGACGCGCCAGGCCGCCCACCGTAGCACGCGGGCCCGGTCGCCCCCGGCGGGGCACCAGCGGCACCAGAAGGGCCGCGCGGTGTTCTCGGTCGTGTCGGGCGCGTTCGCCGCAAGCCACAGCCCCGCGCACACCTGCCCTTCGACCCGGTGCTGGTACGCCGGACAGTCGAAGGCCGCGAGGGCCTCCGCGCGCAGGTCCGCCGGCCAGTCCACCTACAGGCCGATCCTTGCAGCGAGGCGCGCGGCCAGGCGGACGGGGAGCGGGGATAGCGGGGTCGCCCAGGGGGGAACCTCGAACATGCGCGTTCGGCCCGCGAGGACGTACACGCGCCAGCCGGGGTGAAGGTGGAACCGCGACGGTTGCCCGCGACGGTACATGAGCAGGCCCAGGCCGAAGCCGCCGTCTGGTGTCACGTCACCACCGCGTAGCCGTCAACGAGGGCTAGCGACCATGAGAGCCGGAGGCGTTGCCACACGACGGCCAGCGCCGCCGCCTGGCCGCGCTGTTGCGCAGCGGCAAGATCCGTCGACTGGCGCCTGTTGACCGCTTCCGCCACGGTCACGGCGTCGCGCCTGGCAATCATGGGAGGACCTCGGCGCACTGGCCCCGCGTCCACTCGCCGTGCATGTGCGCGAACGGGGAGCAGGCCACCGCGAGCTCGACCGACACCGAGCCCGGCGCGGCCCGCCCCTCGTGGAGCTCCGCGCAGAGATCGGCCAGTCGGCCGCACGGGCCGGGGTAGACGTGCCAGTAGACCGCCGCGGCCGCCACGAGGGCGGCGATGATGCCGGCCGCCTTCACGCGCAGGCCTCAAGGGCCGCGCGGAGGTCCTCGGCGCTCGCCTGGGCCAACACCTCGGCCGCGAGGACGAAGGGCTCGCCTCGGGCCGTGTGCGTCACGCGCAGGCCCTCCATGTATCCCCACTTGCGCAACGCGGCGACGTGCTGGTGAACGCTGGTGTGAGTGCGGCCGGTGGCCTCGCCCACCTGGCGCATGGTCGGGGGCGGGCGCCCTTCGAGGGCCGCCGCGATGTAGCGGCGCAGCACGGCCTCCTGGCGTTCTGTCAGTCGTCGCATGGGTCACCCCTTCTTTCGGTGGTGGTCTGCGTTCGGGCAGGTGACGAAGTGAGACGCCCCGACGTTGACGGCGCGGTGGTCGCCGGTCCCGTCGTAGCCGCAGCGGAACCGGCCCCACTTGTCGAAGCCGACAAACGCCCCGTGGTCGTCGGGCACGATGGGGAAGGGCTGGTCGAGCGGCATCTTCTTTCCGGTGTCGGTGACGACCCACAGCACGCCGGCGCCGCAGGACTTGCACCGGCCGTGGTCGCCCTCGGGGCGGTCTGCGGGGGGGGGCTGGTAGCGGTTCAGGCACGGGGATCACCTTCTGGCCAGGTCACTAGCGGGAGGCTTCGGGCGAGCCGCGAAGCGTGGCGGAAGTACGCGGGGGTCCGCATCCCCGCCTCGCGGATCGTCTGCCGCAGGTGGACCGTCCAGGCCCACCCGACGAGCTCGACTTCTGCGGTGCGTTGGCCCTCGGTCCACGCCACCCGCGCGAGGACGCACACGTCCGCCGTGCGCGAGCTCGGGTGCTTCGCCTTCGAGACGGGCTCTAGCAGGTTCCCGTCCAGCGCCCGCGTTGCCTTCACGTCCACGGTGAGGCCGCTTGCGAGGGCCGAGTCCACGCCACCGATGCGGGGGCATGGGGCGAGGTCAGGGTAGACGTTCGCGACGCGCGCGAAGGCGATCTCACCGAGCGCCCCGACGACGTGAACCTCGACGGCCGACTGGCCGCCGGCCGTGTCGTCGGCCAGGCCGGCGGCCTTGTTCTGCTGAGCTCGGCGCAGGCCGAGGGCGACCGCGGCGCGAACCTCGAAGGCGTCCAGCGTCACGCCCCAGGGCATTTCCAGGGTAGGGAGCGGCTCAGTCACACAGCCCCCAGACGACGAGGACGGCGGCGCCAGCACCCACGGCCGCAACACCGACGAGGGCCCCGCGAACCGCCATGCGGGTGAACGCCAGGCCGACGAGTAGCGCCACGCGGGTCATTCGCACCCTTCCATGAGCGCGCGGTAGTCGAAGCCGCCGCTCTGGGCGGACTCGGCCGCCGTGGTGGTCGTCTCTGCGAAGCCGACGACTCGGTTGTTGAACAGGAGGACGTGCGCGGGCGCCTGGGCGCCGTTCAGGAACGCGAGACCGCGCGCGGTCACGCGCCAGTGGCCCGAGGTGCGCGTCTTCGGGTTGTCGTTCGGGGCCTGCTCCGCGAGGCCCCAATGGCGCAACTTGGCGACCTCGCCGCCCGCCGCGAGGACCCAGGCCGGCGCGGTCGCAGACAAGTGAACGAAGGCCGACGACGGCGAGCTCACGAAGGCGAGCCACGCGAGGACGCGCACCTTCTCGGCGTTCAGCTTGCGCCGGTAGACCTTCGCGACCTGGCCGCAGCACGGGCAGTCGGCGCCGTCGTCGAGGCGGGCTTCTAACCACTCGGTCGCCTGGGCCACAGTCTCCAGCCCTCGACGGTTCGCCTGAATGCGGGCGGGCGCGTCGGGCGCGGGATCGAAGGCCGCGACGGCCACCGACTCCAGCAACCCAAGTTGCGAGGGCTCGCCGCGGGCCGGGCGGTCGGCCACGGCTCGGGCTTCGAGCTCGGCGAGGCACGCCCCGCACTTCTCAGGCCGCGGCGCCCGCTCGGGGTGGATGCAGGACTTCCGCCCGGCCTTGTCGCACACCGAGCGTCGGGCGCGGGGGGCGAAGGCGTGCGAGCGAGTCCCCGCGTTGTTCTCGTACCACTTCACCCGCACACCTCGGCTTCCGTCTCGTGTTCCGAGTCCATGAGGACCTGCCAGCGGTCGGCGTGCCGGTCCCACTCGGTGCGCCACCTCTGAAAGCGCGTGGATCGGATGATCTCGCCCGCCTGCGCACGGTGGCGCGCGATGGCCGCGGCCATCGCGCGCAGCCGTGCGTCAAGCCACAACCACTCCGGGTCGACGGACTGGTGCTTCATCGCTTCACCTCGTCAGGTTCCGGGTCGGTGACCGCGAGCGTCTCCACGTCGAGGCACGCACGCGCCAGGCGGTGAAGGGCCTCGGTCGGAAGGTCTGCTTCGTGTAGAGGCGCGGGCAGGTTCGCCACCTGGGCGCCTTCGCCTGCGATGGCCTGGCCGCCGTCGGTGGCGACGGCCACGTTCGCGACGATGCTCGGGCCGCCGCCGGACTGCTCCCCCACGCCCAGCTTCCGCAGGACCTCGGCCACGTTCGCCTTGCCAGTCACCGCGTCGCTCTCGCTGTCGGTGAGGATGCGCAGGAGCTCGGGCACGCCCTCGGCCAAGGCCCGCTGCGCAGCGAGGCGCACAAGGGCGGCGTTCAGGCCTGCGAGCTCGCGCACGGCGCTTATCGCCCCGGTCGAAGCGAGGTACTTGTAAACCGTCGGGCGGCTGATCCCGAAGTGTCGAGCGGTCGCGGACACGTTGAGCGTGTCGATCAGGTGCTCGGCCACGAGGTAGGGCACGCGCATTCGCTCGTGCTCGGCGAGGGCCTCGCGGTGGGTCTCACGTCGGGCGGCGAGCTCGGGATCGGCGCGGAGCTTCCGCAGGGTGCCAGCGCCGATCTTGAACCGGGCCCGAACGGCGCGCACCGACTCGCCGGCGTCCAGGGCGTCGAGCACCTCGAACGGTCGTGCGTCGTCGGGGTCAGGCTTCGGGGTCTCCAGTGTACCCGGATGCGCCCCCCCTGAATGCTCCACGATGTCGGTCACTTGCCGGCCTATGCTGGACCGCGCGGGCTCACGTCGAGTCACGCGGGGTCACGTTGGGGCCCCACTCGGGCGCGCTGGGGCACGCCGCGAGCACCTGCACAAACGGTAGTGAGCTCATGGACGGTCGACAAGGGGGTACGTTTTCGTACCCTCTATCTGGTCAGGGGGTACGTTTTCGTACCCCCCCTATTGAGCGCGGGCGGCCGGTGCTCAATAGGTGCGCAAGAGAGGGTGCGCAAGAGGACCACCGCCGGCTGTTGCGCGCGAGGCTAGCTCACACCGGCGGTGGAACACCCACAGAACGCGAGCGGGCGCAGCATACGCCCTGGCGGTCAGTATGGGGAGAGGCCGATGTCCCGCGAGGGGTGCCAGATGCACTCGCCGTCGTGGGTCATGCTGGCGTCGGGCCCTCGGGGAGCTCCACAGCACCCGCACACCCCGCGGTGGGAGAGATCCGCGGTGCCGCGCCCCACGCCACCGTCACGAACGGGCCGCAACTCGCTCACCTGGCGAGCGGCTGCGCCGCTATCCTCCCCCCCCTGTTCCGCGCCCCCCCCCC